AACGCGGCTGGTGGAAGAAGCGCAAGTGATGCCGGACAGCCGCCAGATACCCGGCTTCACGCCCGAACAGACGTGGGCGCTGCAGCAGCTCATCAAGCAGGCGGTCCAGGATGCCAACGAGCACGACCGGCGCGTGGAGCGGCTGGAGTCGTGTGTCTACGGCAACGGCAAGGAGGGGCTGGACAAGTGCGTCATCAAGCTGGCCCGGGACGTGGCCTCGCTGGTCTGGTGGTACCGCCTGCTGGTCGCGTCCGTGGTCGGTTCCTGGCTGACCATCCTCGTCACCTACCTCACCTCGTGAAGGGAGAACGACCGTGGAGATTGTGAGTCCGGACTGGCAGTGGGCGCGTCCCCTGTCGCGGCGCGTCGGCGCTCCCTGCGGCTACTTCGTCCACCACTCCGCCGGGGCGCTCACCGCCTCCGCTATCCACGCCGGACACCGCGCCAAAGGCTACTCCGGCATCGGCTATATGTACGTCGTGGAGCCGACCCGCGTCGTGCGCGGGCGTCCGGAGTGGGCGTTCGGGGCGCACACCCTGGGCTGGAACCACGGTATCGGCATCTGCTTCGCCGGAAACTTCGACGTGACCCGGACGATGCCGGCCAAGCAGCTCGCGCTCGGCCGGGAGCTGGTCGCCTACCTGCGGCAGCGGCGTCCGGACCTCCCGTGGATACTGCACAAGAACGCGCCCGGGAACGCGACCGCGTGTCCGGGACGCTACTTCCCTTGGGACGAGATACGGAAGGGAGTCACGGTGGCGGAGACAGTGCCGAACGCGGACCGGCCGCGCATCAAGAACCTGATGGTGCAATACCTCATCCGGGCGCAGCTCGACGGCGAGCCGGTGGACGTGAAGGACTGTGCCGGGTTCTCCGTCCTGGCCGACTCGTGGGGTGAACCCGCGCGGCGGCTGGCGTGGCGTATCTCCGGGAGACTCCCGGAGACCAAGCAGACCGCGAAGCCGACCGTGGAGCTGTTGCGGGCGCTGCGGGCCGCGAAGCGGTAGGTCGTGGCCGGACTCCGGACGACCGGACCCTGCCGGAGGTGTTTGCGCCGCGAGGCGTGCGCATGGCTGCTGCGCGACCTCAAGAACGCGGTCCTGGATGCCCGCCTGCGCGGCCTGCACGAGGACGACGTTCCGGAGGTCGTGGTGGACTGCACGGCTCACTTCACCCCAGCTTCGCGCGTCCTCCCGCCTGACGGGTAGCGCGGCGGGTTATTCACGGCGCTTCCCGCGTCGTAGCCTTGTCGCATGGCGAGAGCGGAACACGTCCCGCACGAGACCCCTGCCGTACCCTCCTGTCGGCACACCTCTCACGCTCATTCGCCGTTGCGTCGCGGGCCGTGGCTCCCGTCAGGGGCGGCTGGTCCTTGCCCGGCCAGCCGCCCCGTCTCGTCCTCTGCGGAAGGGGGAGCATGGCCGTCGTACCCACCGCCAACGTCCGCTTCGCGGCCTACCTCTCCGGCGGCGGCACCAACTGGAGCGCGTGGAGCGTGCGCCCATGATGGCGCGTCTCCGGGGACGCCGCTTGCTCACCGTCGCGGAGTTCTGCGCGGCGGCGGACGTGCCCGAGCAGACGGCGCGCGCGCAGCTCCGCGAGGGTCGCCTGCGCGGCCGGAACCTGAACGCGGACCGTCCCGGCCGTGTGCGCGCCCGCTGGCGCGTCTTCGCGTCCGAGGCCGACCGCTACCTACGGGAACGCGGAGGGAGGTGAGTGAATGGACACCATGACCACCATCCTGAGCGTTCCGGCCGTGGTCGCCATCGTGGAGCTGCTGAAGTCCTTCGGAGTGGCCGGCAAGTGGGCGCTGCTCGCGGCGGTCGTCGTGGCCGTCGCGCTGAACGTGGCCGACTACCTCTGGGCGACCAGCGGCCTCTACGGCGCGGCGGTCGCCGGGCTGCTTCTGGGATTGGCGGCTGCGGGCCTGTACGACGTGGCGAAGACGGCGGCACCGAAGGCGTGACGAGCCGCGCGAGCCGGGGCGACGTTCCCCTACCGTCGTCCCGGCTCTTGCCGTCTCCCTGACTGGATAGTATCGGCAGCGGAGGACAGCAGCTTGAGATACGACGGCTCAAGCATCGCTCAAGGGCGTGTATGGCCCGGGGGTGATAGCCTGATAGATGGGACCAAAGACGGGAGGGAGCCGATGAGAATCGAGACGGACTACAGTACGGCAGAAGCCCTCGACATCGCCGGTGAGGAGGTCGTGCGCCACAAGGGGCAGGTACTGTCACGTCATGACACCGGCCTCAGCGCCAGCTTCGCCAAGAAGTTCTCGTGGCTCTGGTTCCTGCTCCTGGCCGGCCTCTTCTACTTGCCGTTCTATTGGACGAGGAGCGCTCCCAGCCTCGCGATGAGCGTCAGCGACGACGGCGGTCCGGAGCCGACGGTCGTCACCCTGACCAGCAAGGGCAAGCGGGCCGAGCAGACGGCCAGGGCGGTCCGCAGGCGGCTCCGCTGAGCGGATATGACGAAGCGCGGCCGAGGCAGACCTAGGCGCGAAGACTACCTGACCACTACCCGGGCCGCCGCCTACGCCACGGCCGCCGGCCATCCCCTCAGCTACAAGACCATCGCCCGGCTCTTCGACGCCGGAGTCCTCCAGGGACACCGCACACCGGGCGGCCCAAGGCGTATCCTCCGCGACTCCCTGGATAATTTTCTCGCAACGACACTGGACAACCCCGAGAGGGCACTCTAGTATAGACTACGACGTAGTAACAGCTAGGGCAGGAGGTAGAGAGACGGACTAACGCAGTGAGAGGAAACCCGCACACAGGAGGATGAAGTGTCCACCCCAAATGCGGGACGCGGCCTCCGGTCAAAGACAGCCGCGTTCCTCAGCTCCGGAAAACCCACTACAGGAACCCCGTCGCTGTACGCGTATGGTGGCAGCAAAACGGCGGGGCGCAACGTCGTAGCCTCGCCTAAGCGGCGCGAGGCGCTGCTCTACCACCTTCTCGCCCTCCCCTTCACGCTGGCCGGCATCGGCTTGGCCGCGCTGCTCATGTGGGGCATCTGGGCGGTGGTCTCATGAGCAGCTACGACGCTTGGAAGACGACGCCGCCGGACGACCGAGGTTACTGCCCCTACTGCTACGCGAACGGCGAGGACGCGCAGGAAGTCCAGGACGACGACGGGGCGCAGGCGTGGTCCTGCCCGTACTGCGGCGAGGTCTACGCCGAGCCCTTGGGGCACGACGAGATGGTCCGCGAGGCGCGCGAAGAGGCGCGGCTGTGGGCGGCGGGACTATGAGCACCGTCGCAGAGCGCAAGCGCCGCGCGTTCCTGGAGGGACGGCGCACCTACATCGGCGGCACCGACGTGGCCGCCATCCTCGGAATCTCGCCTTGGTCCAGCCCGCTGCAGGTCTGGCGCGAGAAGACGAACCCCGTCCCGGAGACAGACGGCAGCTCCCTCGCCATGAGGCGCGGGCTGGCGCTGGAGGACTTCATCGCGGACGAGTTCACCCGGGCGAAGCCGGGGCTCGTCACCTACCGGCCGAAGCCGGTCGTGCGCACCGACTGGGGATTCCCGGCGGGCGCGTCGGTGGACCGCATGGTGGCGACCACGGAGCACCCGCGTACGCCGGTCGCCATCCTGGAGGCCAAGACCGCGTTCAAGTACGGCTGGCGGGACTGGAACGAGGAGACGGGCGACCTGCCTCCCGCGTACTACGTCCAGCAGCAGTGGTATCTGGCCGTCACCGAGCTGCCGCTGTCCTACGGGGCCGCAGACATAGGCGACCCCGGGGCGCTCCGCATCATCCCAACCCGGCCGGACCGGCGCATCCAGCGCCGCTGCATCGAGGCGGCGCGGGAGTTCTGGGAGCGGCACGTTCTGACCGGTCAGCCGCCGCAGCCGAACGGCTCGGACGGAGACGCGGCGGTCCTGCGCGACCTCTACCGGGACCCGCTCCCGGACCCGGCCGTACCACTGGACGACCCCGAGGCGGCGGAGTTGCTGCGGACCTACCTGGAGGCCAAGGGCGCGGCGGACTCCGCCAAGCGCGAGGCCGAGGCGGCGAAGCAACAGCTCTGCGCCCTCATGGGCGAGCACGAGAAGGCGCTCGTGGACGGCTACCTGCTGACCTGGAAGACGCAGCGCCGCACCACGCTGGACACGAAAGCACTCCGGGACGCGCACCCGGCCATCGCG